GAGAATTGTTATGGCAAGGAAGAAAGTAAATTGGTGGTCGGCTGAGGATATGCGAACCCTGAAGCGTTTATATCCCAAGACGACCAATGCTGACATCGCCCATCAGCTCGGGCGCTCGGCAACATCAGTCCAGTCGAAGGCTTATAGTCTCGGCCTTCGCAAACCCGCGCGATTCCGCAAGACAATTCGCAAAACGCGAAAAGTCTGAGGAATTGACATCCTGCTGTTTTGAAATCCACTCTTTTTTTGAGGAGTGGATTTTTTTATTGACATATACGCCCAAATTATCTTTAGTAAACTCATGGAAACTCATAATAGTATTGATTTAGACGAAACTGACAAAAAGGCTGAGAGTCCAGAATCGACACATGATTTAACGGTGAATGAGGATCGGATAATTCTGAATTTAAGGAAATGGGCCGATTTGATGGGCCATGGTACGATTACCTGCACACTCCAGGTCCACGACAAAAAACTAAAATACGCATCATTTTCTATTGGGTTAAAAGGTTAAAAATGCTATAATAAAGTAAGTTTCGACCGACATACCGCATACCAGAACGATTGCCGGCCAGGACTACTATTGATTGTCCTGAGCCGGTTTTTTTATTGCGCCAATGAAAAGATACACGCAAAGATACGATGGCGAATGGGTGGATGTTAGCTGCGAGGGCTATGTGGCTTGTTGTGACTGCGGGCTCGTACACAGAGAGGAGTACCGGATAATCGTTGCCGACAATGGTGATGAGCACATCTTACGCAGGGTAATTCGGGACAACAAAGCCACAGCGGGTCGCAGACGTTCATTAAAAGCCAAAAAGGAGGGGATATTCAAATGAATTTCTACGAGTTTGCTCCGTATAACGAGTATGATGAGCTTGCCGACTGGTCCCGCCAGGTCAAGATTAAGGCTGGCTGGGTTTGTGAATTTCCCAGTTGTGGTCAATTAGACCGGAAATTGCTCGAATCTCATCATATCAAACCTGTTTCGATGTTCCCCGAATTAGCGAAAGACCTAAAGAATGGTGAATGTGTGTGTATTTATCACCACTCAGTTCGGCACTGGTCTAATGAGGCCCTTCGGAACAAGATATTGGCAAGGCTGGCTTTAATTTATGAATTACGCTATGGCTCAAAAGCTCCTAACAATGAAAGAACTTTATTCGCTATACCTAACTAAAGACCGGAAGTTTACACATAGACAAGCGGCGGTGATTATGAAGATGAAGCGACCGTCTTTTACACAGTTAAGCATTCGTGCCAGAAAGAAGTTACATACAAATTGAATGCGAATAATGCTACCTCTGCGCCTATATATAGAGGGCGAACATTTCGTATCACCTGGGGTCAGCCCCAGCAGATACTTATTGCCAAGTTGGACAAAAGGTGTCCTCGTTGCAATGCCAAAGCAAGCAATGACGCTTCAGAAACACACATAGGATTTGACGTTGGTATCTCGAATAGACACATTTTCGGTGGATTGTGTTTTACCTGCGGATGGAGCTTTTGATTCTTTAAGAGAGATTTACGGCGAAGTTGGTTCACCAATCCAAGGCAGTATCTATTTTAGAGATTACTGTTTTATTTGCGGAGTTGAGCCAATTCGCGTACCTCTTTGTATGATTGGATTTCCTAATGCTTGTTCATTTTGTGGTCCTGCATACAGAGGCTCACCCGGTGTAGCGGAGGCTGAAAGACTTTTCTGGATTAAGCACTCCTGGGATGGGGCGGAGGTTATTAGTGGCTAAGAAGAAGTTAGAACCCACAGAGAAGCAAAGGCGGCTTTGTGAAACTATAGTAGCTCAGAAGGAGATCAACCACCGGCAAGCGTATGAATCAGTATATGCAGCAAGAGGAAAAACAGCGGATGTAGAGGTATCACGTACCCTAAAATTACCCCATGTTGCCGCTTATCTGAAGAAATTACAGGAAGATGTAGCTATAAGAGCGGAAATTGATGCTACTAAAGTAGTTAAGGAACTGGGTAAGGTAGCATTTACCAACATTAAGGAGTACGTAAACGTAGATTCTGAGGGAAATATCACATTCATACCTTTTAACAAAGTAGAGGAAGACAAATTAGCGGCTATTGAATCAATCAAGGTGAGAGTTAATGTCACAGAAAACACGAGATTAGAGACGCAACATACCACGACCACGATTGAGTTCAAGTTACATAACAAGCTCAATGCCTTAGAGCAGTTAGGCAGGCATTTCGGGATATATCAAAAAGACAACGAACAAGGGCCGCCAATAGAACTCAAAGATACGCTTACCCTTGAAGAAGTTAAGAAGCGCATTAAACAGGCTGAAAAAGCGGGAAACGGCATAGATTACAGGAGCATTAAAGGTGGTTGCAGCGGTTGAGGATTACAAGCAATCTTCTTTGGGCTGGCAGCAGGCGAACCTAAAGATTATCACCAAGAAGGCTGAGCTTAGACCTTTGATTCACAACGGCGCGCAGTTGAAAGTCGGCAACGCAATCGCTCTCCAGCAAAAGTATCATCTTCCCATAATGCTGATTATTTTGAAGGCGCGTCAGAGAGGCATATCGACTTACATTGAGGCGTGCATCTTCGAGAAAATCAATAGAAGGGCAAACGCGCACGGATGTATAGCCTCAGCCGACCGGGAATCGACAGACAAAGTTTTTAGAATGACCAAGACATTTCAGGAGGAAATGCCAGCGGCTCTAAGGAGGAAAACAGAGCACTCAAGCAAGAAGGAGATAGTTTACGCCCCGCCGCACAGGTCTTCGATGTTGTGTCAGACTGCCGGCAAGAAGGTCTTAGGGCGTGGCGGTACGACTCAATACGTACACGGCACAGAGGTTGCCTTCTGGGAGCGGGCTGCACATCAGCTTGTCGGACTCCGGCAGGAAGTACCGAAGAATGACCCGGATACTATGATTGTCCTTGAGTCAACAGCGAATGGAGTTGGAGGCGCATTTTATGACGAATACTGGGCGGCAGTAGCACGATTAAGGAATGACCCGCACGATTTTAGGGGATATTTGCCCATTTTCCTTTCGTGGCAGGATGAGCCGGAGTACAAGATACCGCTGCCTAAAGGATACCGGAGCGTACCCAATATGACGCCGGAGATTGAGGAGTACGTCAAGGAAGGCTTGGCGATGGGCATATCGCTGACGCCCGAGCAGATATACTTCGCCCTGCAAACCATTCAAAACGATTGCGGTGGTGATGTCAGCCGCTTCAAGGCCGAATATCCGAGGACCGCTCGAGAGGCATTCCAGAGTACAGGAAGAATGGTATTCAGGCCGATAGACCTGGATATTATGGCTCAGCATTGCAAGGAGCCATTAGCGACAATCGAGTTTTATGAGGTTGAGGGTAAGGTCAAATATCGCCATGTCAATCGCAGCCTTAATTCGTGGAGCATTTGGAAATGGCCTATTAAACACCACTCTTATTGCTGTTTCGCAGATGTCGCCGAAGGTATTCTATCGGATACGAAAGATACTAAAAGCGACCCTGACAGGTCGGTCGCGGGAATGATGAACCGCAATGAGTTTGATGTGCCGGCAACATACTATGGCAGACCCGATACGATTGAGTTTGCAGACCAGATGATTTTTGGCTCGAAGTTTTACAACTATGCCTGGGCCAGCCCGGAGATGAACTCAATAGGAATGAGCGTGCTCGATGCCTTCAAGCGGGCGGATTATCCCTTTATATATCAGCGCGAGCATAAAGAGGAGACAATTCAGCGAGAGGACTCTTCAAAGCTGGGATGGAAGACTACGCTTCTAACCAGAAAGCCTATGATAGCAGACCTCCAGACAGTTACGCAGGAACACGGATTAAAGGTCTATGATATTCGATTTATTGATGAGATGAGGGTATTTATATGGAACCCGCAGGGCAAGCCCCAGGCAGAGACAGGCGAGCACGATGACTGTGTGATTACTTTAGCTGGATTGATTCAACTGCATCAGAGATGCCCGTTCAATGAGGATTTGTCCTGGGATACAAGCGAATATAAGCCGGAAACAAACATCGCGGTAATGGGTGCGGTTGCGCCGCCGGATGATGAGGATGAGCTTGATTTGTTGTATGAAGATATGTCCGACTACGAGTAACCCTATTTTATTTTGATTCGTCTTTTTTAATATGACACGGAATGCACGCAGGAACAACGTCAAGCCAATGCTCTCGAGAATAGCCGTGCCAGTGATGATATTGTTGGGCTGGCTTAGGACAATAATGACAAACCAAAGTATTAACATGGGGCAATATGCCGTCATTAACAGCATGATTAACAGCAACTTGAGCCTTGCATCGTTGAGGATGACGAATCCCATAGCGTTGTTGAGAAGCTTTATTATTAGCCTTACCTTTTTCACTTTGATTATATCGCTTTTGAGTAGCTTTACCTTTCGCGCTTTGTTGATAACGTTTGAAATTAGCCTTGCCTTTTACGCTTTGACAGTAATGCTTTTGAGCACACTTGCCTTTTTTACTTTTGCGGTACTTTTGATGGGATTGCTTTATACACGTTTTACATTGAGACTGAAATCCATCTTTCTCGCGCCGGTTTTTGTAAAATTCAGAAATGTGTTTGCTTCGCTTGCAAGTGCAACATCTTTTAGATATGATTTCGGCAGCCATAATCGTCTCCTAAACAGACGGTTGCGGTTAGAGCCGTATGCCCTGACAGCCAGGGTGTCCGGCTCATTTTATTGTATCGGCAAGAAAAGGGTTGTCAAGAGGTAAGGAGAAGAATATGGAAACAACAAGAAAGATGAGGCGTAATGCCCCCTGTCCCTGCGGCTCGGGGCGCAAATTCAAAAAATGTTGTG